AATAGCCTCGGCTAGAGCATAACCAACTTCGGGATCTAAGCCTATAAGCTCTTGAAGTTTTTGGCCGCCACCCTCTTGTAATGCCTGACCTGTTAGCTTTTCGACCTGTTGACCTTTTGCAAATTGCCGGCCTTCTCTAAAGCTCCCGACAATATCAGGAGCTTTTTGGTTAAGTATTGCGCTTGCTAATGTTTGAGATACCATACTAAAAACTCCCCGCCAATGTACCGGCTAAACTTGCTAACTGATTGTTTCTCGATGCTTGTTGGTTAGCGCTTGATATGCCCTGCAAGCCTGACAATTCAGCACCCCTCTGTATCGATGCAACTTGTGGAGCCGCAGCGCCTAGCCTAATGTTTGCTAACTGTGTGCCCAAGCCTGATTGTATTTGAGCCTCACCAACTCGACCCTGCTCAGATAATCCCGACATTGTAGAGCGTATACCGCGTGATGCTGCCACTAAAGGGCTAAGCTGTGCCAATCGTTGCTGTATAAAGTTTGCTTGTTGTGCGCCTGCTAATTGCTGTCCTGCTTGCAATGTAGCACCACCACCAGCTTCGCCAGATGCCGCAGCGCCTCGCATTAATTGCTGTTGCTGTCGTCGTCTTAATTCAGTATCAAATTGAGACTCTGGAATATTGCCTATTGCAAACTCTTGAGCCTCTGCGCCTCGCTGCCCAAGTATAGATTGTTGTTCTTCAAATGCTCGTAGATCATCAACCTCTTGAAGTGGAGCAAGGCCGGCCTGCGTGCCTAATCGTGCAAGCCGTAATTGTTCTTCTGAGCCCTGGTTAAGTATGCCCAAAGCTTCTGGCGTTCTCCGACTTATAAGATCGTCAATACTTTCAAATGTAGCCATTAGTTAAAATTTCCTTGGTTAAACGGATCTTGACCAGAGCGAAAGCCAAACTCATCTTTTGTAAATTGCTGTGTAAGATTACCGGCTAAACCTGCAATCTGCTCAGTGGCTCCCGTTCTAAAGTTTTGACCTGCTACGCTAGACAATAAGCGTGCGTCATCTGCGCCCGTTTGAAGTTGTGCCAATTGTGGACCTTGGCCGATCAATATGCTTGATCTTTGCGCCGCCTCACTTCCTGCAATATCGCCCAATCGATTAAAGCCTCTTTGCTCTATCTGTGCTACATCAGCAGCACCAGCAAGGCCAGATTGCGCCGATTGCATCAAAGAATCTCTAAATTGTGGAGTTGCTGCGCTAACAGCTAAATCCCCTTGTCGGTCAATTTCTTGCCCTACAGGTGTGTTACCAATCATGCCGCTAAACTCTGGACGACTAGAAACAAAATCTATTGACGACTGCCTGATAGAGTCGGCAATTGCGCCACCAACCGGCAAATTTCCCAGAAACTCATCAGTAGCACGCTTAAAAGCGCTAGTGTCTGCAAATGGCCGCAACTGCTCAGCCGATTCTATAGTTGCAAGCTCTGACGTATGCCGAGCCAGCGCATTTTGACGAAGTATGTCAGCCTCGCCTTTCTTGCCTGCCTTTGCCAGCACATCAGCCGATTCTATAGCCGCGTTACGTTGCTTGTCTGCCGCTCGCTGACTTGCTTTTTTAGTGTTTCGTTGACCTATTAAAGATACTCCCACCCCTACTACTGCACCTATTGCTGAAGGCATATATCCCCCTTTAAAATACCGTATTGAAACATGCCAATCAAGACCCCGTCTTTTTTGTAGCTTTCTGAGTTGTACCCTTGCTTTTTTAAACCTAATGCCTCAACAAAATTAATCACATTAGAAAAGCATTCAGGAATATTAACAATAATTTTATTAAACTCTGTATTTTTGCACAGCCAATTAAGAACTTCATTTGCACACTCTAAGGAATGCTGTCTGTGGGCCGGCAACATAAAAACATGACCCTCTAAAAGAACGCTTGTAAGCGAATGGAATCGGTACATACCAACATACTGTTCATTTACAAACAAGCCCAGCCAAAGTTCGTTTAATAAATCCGGCGTAAACTGCTTGACATTATCTTCTGAAACGTCATCCCAAATATGATCCATTGTCCCCAAAACAAGAGAGTAATCATAAAGCCTTTTAACTACGATCTGAGAACCCATCCAGTATTACCCTCGCCAGATTGCTTGAAGTATATGCCCGTTCCTGCCGATGCGCTTGTGTCTACGTACCATCTTCCAACCGTAGCTATAACATTGCTTTCCGGTGTGCCCGTTCCCGTTAAAGGGGCTTTTACGGCCTCTGTTACCTGCTGAATCCACAAATAAAATGGCACTGTTGGCGTTCCATTTTCAACTATTATATCACTTAATACAGGAGGTAGTATCTCATTCATCCTATATCAGCCTCTATTTTTATAATGGTTGATTTGGTAGGGCTTGAAACTGAAAACTTTAAAACTCTGCTTCTCGGAAAAACTCCCAGCCGCGACCATGTAGGCCTAACATTATATTCGCCAATTTTACCCAAAGATCTTGGGATATGGCCATCAAATGTACGAGCCCCATTGTCAGACCATGAAAAAACGATCTTTGGATCTGCGCCGCCTGTGCCCTCTGTAGGCACGCCCCTTGCATTCTTGCCCGTCAGTACAGTTACATCATTAGACAGGCCCACACCAGATTCAACGACCGCCTCAATGGATGCTACATTAACAGATTCACCTTTATTGTCAAAAGGTCTCGACGTAACAAATCTAGGCGTTAAAACGTCATACTCTGTAAATAAATCCTCATCTAATTCGCCTATACTGCCGGTTTGAGAATCGCCTAATAAAATACGACCATAAGCATTAACCATATGTGTGCATCGATAGCGGTCTAATTTAGATCCGTCAATAGACTGTCTTTCGTGCCAGCGCTCATTTACTAGGTCGTAAACGTAACACGTACCAGGAACGCTAATACCCATCCAGTAGGCGCCAGATTCGGCATAAACCCATGAAAATACTTGTTCAGGTATTGTGTCGATCTTAAGCCGTGAAAATTCATTCTCGATTGAATTGGTGCTAATTTTTCTTTTCTGTCCGCCTTTTATGATCCATACCGCCGGCGACTCGTTGACGCTTGCGCCGACAAAGCAAAGACCTCCGCCAAATTTAACAATGGTTTGAGGGGCTGTTACACCTAAATCAATAGTAGAGCCAACAATAGGCGCAAATGGTGACGGCACACGGCCAATGGCTCTAAATTGCTGTGTGGTTTCTGATCCCAATATATAAAGCTGATTGTTTAAAACACCTTGACCGCGTATTTGATCTGGATCTGATTCGGCAACGTTAAAATCTAGCGCGTCATAAGCTAAGCCGTTGTTTAAGTTTGATGTGAAAAACTTTTTGCCGTCTGACTTATGAAAGCTAAAATAGCCGCCAGCATAAACAACAGAAGACGCAGGGCCATCAAAATCAGTATCGGTAATTTCCACCAATGTATTGCTGCTTAGCGTGTAGATAAAGCTTTTGCCGGTTGTAACAGTGTCGGGAATGGCAACTATGCAAAGCTGCAAACCGTTATCAGCCATATAGACACGTTGCGCCCCCGGTATAGTACCCAAAACAGTTTCCGTAAATAGCTCGTTACCGTCAGAAATAGAGCGAACCAATTTAACTAAATTATTATTAATGACAAAATAAGGAACGCCTGCAAATACATGGGCACCACGGCATACTTCGCCAGCTTCACCAGTAATTATATTTTTAATGCCTGGCGTACTAAACAAATTAGCGTCAGTAATTGTTGACGTTTGAGGCAAGCTTACATAAAAGTTTACACATTGCTGGGCGCTAATAGGGAGCGAATCAGATACATAAAAACCTTGTGCTATATCTAAAGTGGTCCGCATTAGTTTATTCTCATTACTGCGCTACTGACCAAAAGATCAACCGTTGACGTATCATTGGCTACAAAAACCTCTACATAATCATCTGTTTCGGCTGCTATCTGCCAAGGGATGCTAATAACTTGAATAAGGCCTCCAGATGCTAGGGGAGCCGCTCGCCTTGATCTTGCCACTACACTACCGTTAATGGCAATGTAAGCACTCATGGCTATTGCTGCGCCAGATACCGGCGTAACTGTTAGGTCAACCATAATTGGTAGTTTTGCGTTTTTTGATCCCTTGTATTGATATCTGCCCGCCGTTGTTCCAGCTGACTGACTAACGGAATCTACTTGCCAAGATCCGGCAACTAAAACCGCTGTCCCTGCTCCTGATATTGTCGTAGCTGTAGAGTTGCCAATTAAAGTCAACAGGCCATCAGGTCTAGTGTTAGCAACCTCATCATTACCAGAAAATTCGAATCTGGCGTTGTCTACGTTTATATTTGAACCTAATAATGTTGGCCCTTTTACATGACAATTATTTAAAACGCCAACACCGTTAGCGTTAATATTACCGCTATTTGCTAATCCATCAACAAATTTAGCAGATGCAGCGCCTCTTGTTATTTGGTTTAAAAAGGTAATGCCGTCCATAGTTGAAGAGCCTAGATTAAACAATGTGCCTGCCGCCAAATCGTTAAAGCTGTTAGTAATTAAGACATAACCTAGATCGCCCGAAAACACAAAACCGTTTGCAGTAACATCAAAATCGCATCGCGTCATTCGTACTTGCTTTGTAGCGCCAATAGTGCCCATCGTTTTACCGTCAAATTCTATTGCGTCAAATTCCACTTTATATGTTGATGCTGTAGTGTTTATTCCGCTAAAAAAAGTTCCGTTAGGGCAGATTAACCCTATGTGCTCAATGTGAGCGCTAGCGTTAACCCAAGTAAACATATTGCCTGCGCCACTATAAGTTAAGGAGCTACTAGATTCGCTATCGCCCTGCAAAGACGAGCCGTTAGAAAATACAAAACGATTTGATGTCGTGATGTCTTTAACTAATTGATAAGATATATTTGCAGCAAGAGTGATCACGCCGCCCACTGCACTAGGAAAGTCAGCAATTGTACTTACGACTACATTTGATCCAGATGTAACCGATACCGTAATCAGCCCAGTAGATCCAACAACGTCAACACCACTACCGCCAACGATACTGCGAAAGACCGCAGCCGAAGCAGACGCGTCATCAACTAATCTAGCGCCGGTGTTGTTATAGGTAAAACTTGTAGAAAAAGTGATACCGTTTTCAGCGTTAATGCTCGCATTAATACCATGCCCATTGGTTATATTTCTAATTCTGTTAATAGTTCCAGACACATCTAAAACAGGAATTGCCCCCGATGCTGGACCCGACTGTACTAGTGTGCCGGTTGCGCCTAAGCTACCTATTAGGTCGCTGTCTGATACCTTATAATTAACTTTGTTATAGGTGTAATTAAAATAAGCGCCCACTGGTATGCTAGAGCTTGCTGTAAAAGCGCTCTGCTTTACGCCTTTAGTCGTGTTATTACTCATTTTCAACCCCTAAATATTTGCTTTGGCCTTGACTGTTTGTATAAAAATCATTGCCATATATGCCGTTGTAATTCCCAGACCCAACAGGTAATGTTGACGGAAATTGCGCGGGCTCTGTTATGTTAATTGCTTGCGCTCGCATTGAATCAAGCGAACGCTTAGCGCTAAATTTAATTAATGGATTAACTACGCCAATATTGTATTGAGGCCATAGTATTAATGCTAAGTTCTTAACCATGCCCATAGCAACTGTATCAGGAACCGTTAAAACGTCATCAGGGCTCGTTAAAGCTGTATAACCTAACTCTATGCCTTGCGCGTCAAACTTAGCCATCATTCGATTTAAGTACCGCAGGCCGTCAATTAGGTTGCCCGGCTCAATAGTATATTTAGATTGCACAACCTCTGCAAACGCATAAGTGATGATGTCTTTGGCTCTCATACTGATTCCGGTGCAATATTGCCGTAGTTTTCTGTGAGAATTGGAGTTTCTTGCTCGTTAAAAAATCTTGCAGTATTCCAGCGTTCATTGCCAGATCCAATTGGCAGATTACTAGAAAAAGGAGAGTTTGCTGGGCTGTCGTATGATATCTGCCTTAGTGTATCTAGGCTAGATTGTGCCTGCTCAAACAAATCAGGGCTTGTTAATGTGCCTTTAAATAAAGGGCTTATCTCTATTGCTAGGTTTTTAACTATGCCTTCAATGGCACCATCAACAACCGTTATCGGATCGCCTAAACTATTTACTGTGGTATAACCTAAGTTAACGCCAACAGAAGATAATTCAAACATCATTAGGTTTAAATAAAACATACCCGCTTGAGCTTTGTAAGCATCTACAGCAGCCTCGGCAGGTATGGCAACTATCTCTTTAAGCGCATCAAGAATAACTGTTTCCGCTGTTTCCATTACCCTTACCTTTAGTTACGCTTTTTGGTTTTTTTACTTTCTTGCTTTTTGACTTCTTCATTTCTAACCCAACCTTGTGATAGTGCGAATTCCTCCATGTTCGGAGTATCTTGCAGAGTGATTAGAGTTAAACTTGGCCGCTTCCATACAATCACAGAATTACACTCCAATCTTCGGCCAGCATGTCAGTTTGTGATGCAAGCCATGGCACGCAACTTTTTGGCGCTGCTTTGTTTTCTGTCTGTAATCCGGTAGTATCTATAAAAATATAAGGGCTAGTCATTTTACTATTTTTGTCAGGAGTTTGTAACGAAATAAAAATTCCTTTTCCGTTCCACCCCTTCCTTCGCACGTTTTCGCCTTCCTTCATTGCTTTTATTGCTTCGCCAAAATTCATAATGCTCACCTAAAATTAAATTAAATTAAAAAAAGGGGGCTTTCTAACCCCCAAGGTAGCGAAGATTAACCAAAGAACTGAGTAGCGAACATTGGGTTCATTACACCGTATGCAGGTCTGAAATCAATACGGATCTTCTGAACATTCTGCTCGAAGCCAACACCCTTCGAGATACGGAATTGCAAACCGTCCTCTGTGGTTGCGACTGTATCAGTAGAGTAAAGTTTCTCAATAGGCACAGAACCCATAGAGAACGCTTGACGATGCCATGCAAGGTTAGGCTGAATCAGTGTAGAAGCAGCGCCACCAAGGACAATAACGTCATTATCGGCAATTACCTGAGATACCGTATTGTACTGACCGGCAGCCTCAAAGATTGCTGGACCAGTAACTTTCAAAGTACCCGCGCCAGATCCGTTTAAAGTAACGGTTTGAGTGACAGTTCCCGTCCACAACACAGCCGCACCAGCCGAACCAATGATAGGCTGGCGAGTTGACAAGTTAAGGCGATTAATTGCACCAGATGCCGCTGTAACAGTAACAGTTTCACCGGCTGCAATAACCAAGTTAGCTTGAAAAGCATCAACAGTAATATCTTGCGTCATAGTGTCCTTAGCAGCCAGATAAGTAGCTGTAGGGGCACCATTTACAGCACCAGTTCGATCAGAACCCGTACCAGTGGTATAGCTTGCAAGGGTAGTGCAAGACTTAACGCTAAGACCGGCAAAATTATCGGTAATGGTCGCCATCTTGTTAGCACCGCTTTCGCCAGTTTCGCCGCCAAGGCTTCGCTGATTACTTGCTAATGCAATTTGTACAAACGGATTAACCGCAGCACACCAAGGCGCATCCATAGGAACGCCAGAGGATTGCATCAAAGCACCCGCAGCCGCAACATGATCCCAAGTGGTAACCGCTGTGCCGGCTGTACCAGATTTTAAGCCACTGTTATTCATCATAAACTTAGCAAAGTCTAATTCTAAATCAGTTTTGATGCGTGTCGCCATAGGTGCAAGCAACTGATCAAGTTGATCCATTTTAAGGGCTTCGTTAGCTTCTTTGAAGTCAACAAATACAGTAAAGTAATCTTGAACAACGCCGGACGCTTTACCAGTTATGATATCGTCCTTAGTTGCGCCGGAAATGTCACCGGCTGATGTACGGATGGATTTGTAATCGGTAGGACGTTTAAAGTCAACAATCTCGCCAACTGATGGATCAAAACGACCCGTTAAAAGTTGTGTGTCAACATTTTTAGTTAAAACACGCTCACTATCAAATCTCTCAAGAAACACTTTAGCCAGAGGGCGAGTGATGTTTGAGTCAAAGTTATTAGCCATGATGGCCTCCAATAAATTAAAATTAAGGTTGAATAATAAACTGGTTGCTAAGGCCAATACTTACTTGTAGCGAACAAACTAAAAACGGCTTAAGGCTACCGTAACCTTTTAAATTAACTAAACGTTGCGCCACTAGGGCCACGTTCTTTCTTTGCCGTTGCCTTGCCGTCTAATCGGTCAGCAGGTGGCGGCGCTTTACTTGATTTCTTTTTAAGCAATGCAGCTTTTGCTTTAATGCCTGATAAAAACGCTCCACCCCTTGTAGGGTTAGCATTATGTATATCAACTAAGTCATACATTTCCATCGGATTAGCTTCTAAGTACAAAGCAATCAATGGGCCGTCTGAATCGTCTAGTATTTCCGAGGCTAAATAACCGCCAACACCAGCTTGCACTAAAGTATTTTCTGCCCGCGATAATGCAACCGCATCGACACCTAACTTTTTACCAGCATCAACAAATTTAGTTTGCTGCGCCTGTTGAGTTTCGTATGCTTCACGCTTTGCCGCTTGATCTGCCGCAGCATCACGCGCTTTATTGCTTTGAATTTGATAATCCGCATTAGCCCGGCTAACCATTGCCGCGTCCCTATCCCGCATCTTCTGCTCATAGTTTTCATCCCATGAATCAGGCAGTTCGGGCACTACAACATCAGCAACTACCGGCGCTCGCTTACTTTCAAAATCATTTAACCGCTTTTCAAGATCATTAGCTCTACGCTCTTGCTCTCTAAACTTTCGATGCTGTTTATCAATTGCTTTTTTAAACCCGTCTGGGCCTTCAACTTCAACACCATCTACTGTAGCGGATTGCTCTGTACTTTTTTCACCCTCATCAGGGCTATCAGGCGCTAACTCTGACTCATCAGCTACATCTGTCAAAACTTCTGGCTCAACAACGTCTTGATCGTCGCTATCGTATGTAATGCCAATACTGCCTTCTTGTAGCTCGCTCATGCTTATATCCTTTAATGCCGTGATGTGGTCACGTACCAGACATATATTATTTCATAAGTAAAGGAGATATAAACCGCTTAACGGTTACTTTTCTTTAGGCGTAAAAAAACCCCAATAAAGGGGCTTTAGGAAGTTAAATGGCTGCATCAAAACTGCTTAACTAAAGTTCCATCATTTAATAGGTCGTATATTTCTTTATCGCTCATAGATAAACGCCCGTCATTTTTCAACCTAATTAAAACATCATAAGCGAAAGCTACAGCAACATCATTAGCATATTCTGCATATACCCCATCAGATAAGCCAGACATTTGATACTGATGCTCTATGCAATTTAAGTGCGATTGCATAGATATGATCATATCGCCCATTATTATTTATCCTTAATCAGTTTTTTGTCATACGGCACCATCAAAGCCTTAAGCTCTACCGTTCTATCTAATCGCTTAAACTCAACTATGCAGCCGCCATCTTGCACAGCCTCGCGGATCTCCTGGCGCTTTTCGTTTAAATCTCTAGCTGTAAATGTCTTCATAGCGCAACACCTTTATCATTATTGATAGCCTTTGCATGGTTAATATGCTTAAGTCTATCTTGTGCAGCAATAAGGGATTCAACCTTTATCCAGCGGGCATTGGAGCCAATCAAGCCCTTCATTGACGACCAACAACCGACGCCATTGCCCATCATATAAAATTGATAACCAAAAACCCAATGCCCGCGCCTAACGCCATACGAACCATCATTAAACTTAACTATTTTCATGCCTAACCCTTCTTTACTAAAGGTGAATCTATTTTAAATTCTTCTATGTCATAATCATTATATTTACATGATTTATCACAATTAAGTGCTATTTCTTTGTAACCTTCTGCAATAGCTTTGCTTGAGTAAACGCCAAGAACTTCGCTAAACTCATAAGGGTAAATAACTACTAAAACGTAAATCATTCTTTAATCCTTAGCTTTCAATGATAACTGATAGCCGGCTTTAAATTGTGCCAGAGGCCCGCCTGACCAAGAGACTTTGACTTCTGACTGACCAGAGCGAGCGCGGACAATAGCCGCCAGCTCAGCGTCTTCATGTTCTGTGTCATCCCTTTTGGTTAGCTTGTATTCGTATATAGGTTCTACTTTTTTAAGATTGTAACCCCCTATATCAGATGACATAGCCACTAACCTATTGAATTGGGAGGTGTAACGATCTAACGCTTTCTGATTAACGCACACCTTATCAATATCAAACCCTAGCGCATCACATAGCGCTGTTAGTAGTTTCATTTCATTTGTCATTATCTATCTCCTGTTAGTGTTTAACAGTATACACAATAATAAACCCTAGTCAAAGGGCTTATTGGTTGGCTAAATGGTTTCTGCTATTTCGTCTTGTTGGTTATCTATCTGGCCTATTTGCTGCGTTACTATCTCAGATCCCGCGCCCATTGAATCAGTAATGATTTTAAGCGTCTGCGCTTGAGTGTGCAAAGCTTCATACACCTGATTCTGACCTTTAATATTAGCTTCAATAAACTCTTGCTGTTGCTTAGACTGTTGCGCTTGCTGTGTCATCATAAGCTTTAGCTCTTCCATATCTAGCTTATCGGCTTTGTATTGAGCCTCCATTAGATCTTTTTGCTCTTTGATTCGCAGCTCTTCCTGTTTCAATACGCCTCTATTCTGTACGTCCGCAGTCTCAGCCATTACACGTTCAACTTCTGCCTGTGCAATCTTTTCATCTGGGCTTAATTCTTTTGGTTGCCCTTGTGCCGCTTGCATAGCCTTCTCAAGCTCTTCTTTTTCTTCCTTGGTATATTGTGACTCAGGTATAGCGCCGCTCTGCAGCATGCGTGCACGCACCCGTTCGGCTGCAATGTCGATGCCTGGCGCTGATATATTTTGAAGCCTAATGTCAGCCGTTAAATCACCAAGACCAGGAACAGATAGAGACAATTTATCAAGAGCATCTACGGTTTCTTTTTGCCTGCTAGAGAACATGTCGCCCACTTCACAAGTAACATCATAGTTACCTTGAGAAAGATCGTTTAAAAATACGGGCTCACCCGTCTCTTCGTCTAACGTCATTTCATTCAGAGCAATCATTTCGTATGATCCATCCTCATTTAAAAGGCGCTTTTGTGATGACGAATCATAAAGATTAGGGATAGCATTGATCAATACTTTGGCCGTGTAGCACTGTGCTATCTCGCGAGATTTAAAGTATTTAATCGTACCCGTATCTGACCGGCTATTAAGTGCGTCAATAGCAACGCCAGACAACGATTGATCTATGTCGCCATTCTGTAAGGGCGCTCTAGCTGATCCTGTTTGAATGTCGCTAAGGCTATTTAGCGCTGCTTGTTGTACGCCTGCGCTTACTTGCGGAGTCTGACCCATCATGGGAGGCCCTGGAGCCATAGGATCTGGAGTATACAAATAAACCCGCTTGGCGCTTACGCTCATGTTAGTCGCAGCATCGCGGTCGCTGACATTGCCTAGCTGAACCCTTGAGGCCCAAGTAACCGCAGGCGGCGATAACGCAACGTCTTCAATTTCTCGGCTTCTAGCGTAGTTATATGTGAACTGAGCATCAAGCAACTTCTCGATGGCACCACGATAAAGAATTTTACCCTCTCGCACTTTAAAGTTGCCAAACATGGGCGCAATAGGTAAATCTTTAAACACAGTATCTTGAGGCTTATTTAAGAATTCAGTAGCATCAAACATGCGACTCATTACTTTATGACCCTTTTTCTTGCGTCGATATTTAACCGTTTGGCCTTGCGCTGCTTTCTCGTCTACAACCTTTTTAAATTCGTCGTTATCTTCGTACACTGCGCCATCTGACATAATTACTAATTCAAGATCTATCTTTTTCTTGTAGAGTATGCGGCCAACAGTAATAAAATCCGGCTTGTGTTCGTAGCTTTCAAATGTTCGATTGCTGCCTATCGATTGCTTTGAGCCATCAGGAAATTGCTCATCGTAATCATCCGGAGTAATGTCATCAAGGATGAATACGTGGTTAGCATCGCTCATATCCTGCATGGTTGCTGCCGTGTCAAACCACACGCGATCTTCATAGTTAGATATATTTTTGATAATAAAATCTTGATCAAAAGAATCATTGTCAACATAATCGGTGTAGATCTCCCAACCACCTAGGCCAGCCTCTACAACTGAACGACTAGCCGCATTATAAACATGAGAAGCATTGCTTATCGTTTGAATGTTGCGTATTAGCCCATCGTATGTCTTGGCTAGATCTTTAGTGGCGGTACCACCAGAAGGCATGACCCTAATGCCAAAGTTTGCACCCTCAATCTCTCCCGCTATCCCATCTACAACAGGGTTTAACTTGTCGAACGTATAGCGAGGCCGCCCATTCATCTTGGCAATTATTTCAGGCTCCCATTGGCCGTCAACTTTATCTAATACATTATGACACTTTCGCACCATCTCGCGTAAATCACTCTCAGCTTTTTTAGACTCGCTTAAAAGCTCGTTAACTTTCTTTATATCATCGTATTTCATTTAATCACCATAAGGAATTGTGTCCCATTTCAAAATCATCATTAACAGCAGAGTAAGGGTATAAGCACATCATCAAAGAATCTGCACCACCTGGCGACTCTATGCCGTTCTTTTTCATGTCAGCCTTAGCCATTATTTGCTCAAGGCCGTTATTGTTCTTTACTCTTGGCACTCTGCAAACTTGCGATCGCAAAGCGTCCATATCATCAACGCCATCAGAATCAATACTTAACATATCGTCGGGATCTATGTACTCACCCCTTACTACGCATCGATAAGTGTTGTAAACCCTTCTAGCCAGCTTGTCTATATAAAACTGAGCTCGGTTATTCTTAAATTGTTGATAATAATAAACGGCCTCATGGTTATCTTTGGCCGGTCTATATTCTTTTAGCGCATCATCTTGACCCCTGCCAGACAATGAACCTTTAAACATGTGATAGCTTGTGCTTGTGCCTTTGAATGCTTTGTCTATCTGACTCTTTGAGCCTGCGCCCATTCCGTCACCATCCCAAACAAAGCAATCGGCGCCCTCTGATTTGGCCAATGCTATAGCCCAATCAACACCCTCATCAACCTCGCCCACATACGACTCTACCACGCGCTTAACAATTGAACCTGTACGACTAACAAAGCCTTTACTATCGCCACCTGTGCCGCTTAAATCATGCGCTGCTACTGTCGCGCCTTCATCTCTAAATACGTTTTGCAAGTGCGGCAATTTATGTGCGTCAATACAAGCATCAAACCATTCAGGTTTAATAATTGAACCATCTACTTCATCGTAATACTTGCCTAACCACTTGCTATCATATTCTGCTAAGCTCAAATGCTCTTTGTCATCCAATCGCTCAACCTCAAGTCCTGAATCTGCAAACCACGGATTATCATTATAATTGACTTCAATCACTATCATCAAATCATCTTCATAATAACCGCACCGAGCTAACTCGTTCTCAGCCCTTGACAATAATTTCTTGGCTACTGGATCAGCTCTTGACCCCCTGTTCATAGTGACCCATATTTCGGGTGTCTCTACAATCTCACCCTTTAGCGCTGCTTCTTTAGCCTCTAAAGGTGTGACCCGTATCGATGCTGTCAATATCTTTAGCGTTTGAGCGGATAAGCCCTCACCCTCTTCTATCCATAGGCCATGAGCATTAACACCTTTTAACGATGTTATGTTACGTGCCAAGCCCTTGTAAAATGCTCTACCGCCTGACTTATGATCTATCTCCGATCGCTTAGGCTCAAACCCTGTTACCTCAAGCCGTTGGATCTCATCTAGTAAAGTTTGGTGTACTGAGTCATCAATTGAGTTTTGAAACTCTCTCGCACAACACCATCGCTTGCCAGACATTACTTGAGATAATACATAATCAGCAACAAAGATAGTCTTGGTCGAAGCTCGACCACCAACCAATATTTTTATCCGCTTTTTCTTTTGAAGTAATACGCCTAACTTATCAACGCATTCAATCTTTAACAGAGACTCCGACAAACTGAACCCCCGTTATTTCAATTGGTTTATCGCCCCCACTATGCTTAGCGTCTACTTTGTCAACCAGCAATCCTGCAATTTTAGCCTTGCCCATACTCGCTTGAATCATTGCGGAAGGACTAGCCAAGCAAGCGCCCTCACCGTCCTCTGACCCCTTGCTACCCTTTGCTAATGTCCTTGCCTCATCTAACTCATCAATAGCCTGTCTAGCAGTGTATAAGGCCTCTTCCTCGGCTTCCCCTCTAATGCTCTCATGCAATTGGCTAATCATGCACTGAACATTTACCAGCTTATGAAAGTCAACTGCTTTCGTGCTTAGCGAGCTTGGCTTTGCTTTTGACTCTGGGAAAACTGCTCTAATCGCTCTTGTCTTGTCACCATACAGAACAAAAGACTCGGCATATTTAATTACTTGAACCTCTGTTGGTTTGCCAAAACTCATAATAAATCCTTACTTAGCCGATCAATTAAGCCTGATCGTGTGGCTTTAAATGCTTAAGCTTGGCCGTTAGGCTCTATCACTAAAATAGTTGTATCGCCGTAAAACAAACTCGTTGAATCTTCATACTGAGTCGATACGGTCCAATTACCATCAATTGCAAAATCTACCGCTTGAGTTTTATAAAGCATATATGAGTTTGCAGGAAGGTTGCCCACGTTAGGCAAGGCCGGTGATGTTACGTTTGGCGCCGTTATATTGTTTGCTGCACTTGTACGGGTAAATGTTACTGTCCCGTCTGGCGATATGAAGTTTAGCGCAAGTGATGTAAAAGGAGCCGCATTCATATCGAAAGAAGTTCCCACATATAAATCCTTGCCTATCTCGCCCACTTTAATACTCATTTACTACCCCAAATTATCTATCAAGCTAATTACAACAGCAACCGCTTGTATATTACTATTGATTGCATTTTATTTGCTATCAATGCGTGAAAATATAGTATTTAAATCATTATCTATTTTACTATGAAACCGGCTGTTAACGCCAATTAACGACAGTATATCTTTTCCTTGCCTTCTAAACCCTGAGAATCGACCAACGCGATCAACATCTAAAACGCTTAAGGCTTCCCCTAACAAATCGATATCAGAGCTAGAACCCTTAAGCATTGATATATTTGATAAAGCGCCACTCTGATTCTTTATTGTGCTTAGTACGTCTCGACCATACCCATCAAAAAACAAACTACTTACATAAGCATTTTTATTAATGCCGCTAATAATTGAATTTTCTTTACTGGCAAAGCGTGAAGATATATCGCTTAAATCGTCATCTATCTTGCTATAAATTAAATCGTTAACAGCGACTAATGATAATACATCCTTACCCTGCCTTTTAAAACCGGCAAACCTTCCAACACTTCGAACATCTAAAACACTTACGCTTGACTCTATTAAATCTATGCTTGATAAAACTTGGTGCTTTGTTTTTATTAAGCTTCTTACATCTTCCCCATAAATAACAGCATCATTACTTAAAGGTATTGAGATATAACCAGACGCTGCAATACTTAGCGGTCTATTTAGCCACCCGCCTGTTGCAACATCTAACGCTATCAATTTCTTGTCACTGTCACGGACCCGTCAACATTACTGGCAATACCGAGATCCACGGCGCCCGCTGTTCTTGCTGTCGAAGATACCGTCATTGCGTTTGCGGCATCTAGTCCAGCCAATGTCCAAAGCTCTGCAAGCTGTGATTGCTGTAATGGGGTTAAAGAGCTGCCAGAATTAATGGCTGACGCTTTAACGGGTGTCTCCAAGTTAACCAGCACATTAAAATTGCCTAGCGTTTGCGCTATAGGACTACCACCACCAGCAACCAATAAGTTACCCGTAATTGTAGTAATTCCATCAGCTTCCAATGGTCTAACTAGCCAGCCGTTTTCCATAAATATGTAAAGGTCAACAGGGGCAACACCGCCTAACTGAGTCATCACCGCGCCATATTTTGAGTTATCCGATAATACAACATAGTCAACCCAACGACTCCATATCGTAGCTGCTGATACAGAGGTTGAATCTAGCTGGACTATCTTATTGGTTGGGTCGAATGTTATAGCCATCAGTTACACGTAAGCCCTGTCTGTCTCCGCTACTAGCGAGAAGCTTAGACCTTTACTGCGTGATAGAGTGCCCGTTGCTACAGCGAACTTAGAGCTATTAGGACGTATGCCGATTAAAGTGACAGCCTTGTCTGTGGCTGCTGTGCCGCCAGCCGTATCGCCATCATAATCAAAGTCAAACCCAATTGAGCTAGAGGCTATTGTGCCTGTTACGGCAGTGCTTGAAGCATCAACAACAGTAATCGCACCCGCTTCGCCGTAGTCATTACCCGCACCAGATGGCGCTGAATAAAATAATCGATAGCTAGAGCCTGCGCCAACCATTACGGCATTGAAGTTTAAAGTACCCGCTGCTGTGAATGGGTTAGCTCTAAATGTGCCGGTGACATCTTTAAAGTTAATACGGTTACTGTCTGCGCTTTGAATAGCATCTACAAATACGCCCACTGTTGTTTCTAGGGTATCACCTACAAAACCGCACAATAGATCGGCTGTTTGTCCCGTAACGCTTCCAGCTCCGTTATCGATATCTGAATTCTGTCTAAGAAGGTATTGCATCTTAGTGTATATTTGTTCTAGTGTCGCACCATTGCCCGCTATGATTACATTGTAATTGTAAGCAACTCCACCGATAGTCCTCGATTGGTTAGACCCGAAATACTCGACAGTAATATTGTTATAAGGCGCGTTAGTCATTTCGGCATCAAGGTCTGATATCTTTAAATCATCAGCATTAGATAACAGCACGTTTACAATGTTTGCACCTGTAGTCGTCTTACCTGTATCTGCTAGTACTGAATCACTAAAGCTCTTACCTTGCTCACGTACAAACGCTTTAAAGAAGACTCGCTTATCAAAGTTTCCGTTTGAGGCATCACCAAAGACCTGTATGCCTTCATTAGCTTGGTCAGTAAAGGTGAAGCTAGTAGGTGCATCAGAAGCGCTCGCTTGATAATATAGTTGTGAGCCTGCACTAACAGCACCAAGTCCTACCAAACCAGCATAAACACGATTAAGCACACCGCTTGAATCATACTCTTCCCATCCACCATCTCTCATCATTTGACGAGTTGTATCGTTCAGTGGCTTCCAGCCATTTGGGTTGCCCCCCGCATCAATACCTATTTGATACTGACCTGATAGCGCATCCAAGGCATTCATAGGAAAGGGTGAATCTTGATAGGTTGCTGTTGCCCATAAGTCAACAAACTTAGAATACAAAGCTTGAATTGTTGCGCCATCTTTGGCTATCATATTACCTGTAGCGACATAGGCGAAAGTTCTATTAGGCTCATCAATAATCAGCTCAGTGCCAACATTTAAGCTCGCTCTACTTGTAATCTTAGCCATTAACTATCTTCCTTTGTTAGTATTACATAATTTGAATTAGAGTAGCGGACAATTCCACCCCCTAAGTCTTGCGTGTGTGTTGGTCTAAAGTCGCTACCATCTGTAAGACAATGCGCCTCACAGTCGAAGACATCACCTATAAACTTACCGTCAGTGGTTTCTATTATTCGTCTAATCATTGGTAAGTCCTGTCGGGTAATAGATTGATGGGTAGTGTTGCATTAGCTCCTGTTAAAGCAAAATTGTAAGTGTAGCTAATAGTGAATCCTTGCTTAATAACACCAATATCTACAGCGCTACCACTTGAGTAACCATAAGCAAACGTATTACCTGCTTGAGCGTCGACACTAGCTAATACAGTGTTAGTGCCTGCATCAAGTACCACCACATCACAGCCAGTTTGATTAACAGTAATTGACAAAGTGGCAGCGCTAACTAAATTGACCTGCCCTGCGCCTGTACCTGCTTCGCTTGTAGTGCCACTTGTTCCATTGCTAGAATTAATGGTTAGCGTATTGCTTCCGGTGTTAGTTAAATCACCTGTCCACTTGACGTTAGAGTAGGCAACAGTAGAGTTGGCACCTGTGTTTATTCTAATATCACCATTAACAGTTATGTTTGAGTAATCTCTATCGTCGTTTATTTCTAAGTCACCGTTAATAGTAGAACCATCTAAATTAGCGCCATTGCTGATAACATTTGATCCACTAGCTAGCGAGAAGGTTGCCGCACCTGATACAGATGAGCCACAAGTAAAGTTGCCCATACCATTAAAAGTAGCGCCGCTAATTGTGCAAGCACTACTATTGCTTTGGTTAAAGTCCCAAGGTGCGGCTGTACCCCAGTTATAAGAGCCTGACAATATTGCAGCATCACCGCTTGATCTAAATGACAAATAAACTCTCATTGACTGGTTAGTTAAACGGAAGTTCTCAGCCTTACCTGCGTTGTCGGAAGGGCTTACTATTACCACACCATTGTCATTAAAGGTTGTTGCACTTGAGCCATCACCTATTTGCCAAGGACAAGGTACGAAGAAAGCGCTGCCTACCTGTGAAATCCAAGCCCCAATCTTGTTAGTATAGTTAGAGCCTTGAACCGCTGTAAATGCCTGCCCCCAATCCGCTGTCCCAGTAAACTTGGGTATATCAGCCGAGTCTTTAGTCGTTTGCAATAGAAACACTCGCTGAAAGAAAGCCAGCATAGAACTATGGCCAGACAAGCTTATTTTTGAAGCACCAAACCCCCAGCCACTTACATTAGTATCATCAAAGCTACCGCCTGACGAATCATTTGATAAGGATGTTGGGTCAATGCACAGAGTTACTGGGCCAGCCTGAGACGAGCCAAACGGCGTATCATTGCCACCTATGTTAAATCGTTTGTAGTTTGCTTCTGTAGTGCCTGAGACAACGGTAAAGCTTGCGCCCTCATTAGCCATAGTATTACATTGTATTCTGTTTGGTGCGTTGTACTGCATCGAGCAAACTATCAGCCTGCTATCTGCTGACATGTCATAGCCGCTTGTGCTGTTTTGAGCATCTAACCCAAAGTATATTCTCGCAGGTGTAACGCTATTAACTGTAAACTGTTGTGCATTGGTTGTAATAGGTAGATTACCCGCAGACTTAGTGCCTTGAGATGAACTGCCTTCTAAACCTCTATTACTATTGGAGGTCATTAGGTATTGTGCTGTTGGAAGTGTAAAAGCCATTATCTACCTACTAAATTATTTACTGTCAATGAAGGGATCTACCCCTTAAAATAATTGATTGCTGATAACGCAGTGAAAGCAAACAAAAGAATTGGAGCCCCGAACTTATCCCAAAAGTTTTTACTGTTAGCTTGGTTAGCCTGCAATACTACAATGTCATTAGACATTTGACCCTGCTGCTCTTCAATTTTTGCAATGTCTTTGCTTATTCTGGTGTTTGCCTCTTCCTGGTGATCAAACTTCTCCAGAAATCGTCCTATGCTTGTATTCATGCCGCCTATGGAATCCGCAAGCTTATCCCATTTATCAAGAACCTTTGTATTGTTATCGTCGATCTTTTTGCTTAATAGGTCGACTGATATCTGCAGCTCTTCTCTTGTAACGGTCATTTAGAAACTTCGCTATGTAAATTGGAATTGGCGCCAGGCTTAGGCATAAAATAATCAACTCTATGTTGCTCTGTATCCATTCGATCATTACAACTCAATAAAATTAAAATGGCGGTTAACGTAATCATTACGCTTGTGTAACTGTTATCAATTACATCAATGCTTAGTATAACGTTAAATTCGACTAAAGTATCTACAAACGCAAAAACCATGTAAGCGGCTACAAACAACAGGTAACCGTACATGGATAAGTAATCGTATTTACGCGCTATTATGCTAAATGCAATTGATATGTACGCATAGATAATATAGAGCCAATTTAGATAAATGCCCTCAGTGTGATTTTGTGCGTATGTTATGCACTCAATCAACGCAATAAAGCAAATGGCTAATCGGATCATTTACCTTGGCGCGTTTTCTTTTTCTTAGGTTTACTTACTGGCATGCTACTCTCCTTTTGAAATTATTTATTTCTGTCTTTGTTTGCGCTGCTTCGAGTAGTGCCTACCCAATACGCAATAGATGCCATCCAAGCCGCGACAATTTGACCAATCAACATATTAAGCATTTGATTGTTTGCCGCCGGTATGGGTTCGAATATTAACGCTATACTAAGAATTGCCACAATTACGGATAGACCAATGCAAATAGCTGCTGGCATTCTGCTGTGCTTATGGTTTTTTCTTGCGTCTTGCACATCACCAAGCTTTGTGGCTACTAGGTCGTTGTCAAGCTCGCGCATTCTAATCTTAAATTGATTATTAGCCTGTGTGATCTTAAGCATCATTTCAGGGCTTGCAGACTCTACCGCTTTTTGTAGTTCGTCCTGCGTGCTTACCTCGTTACCGGTTGCATCAGCAATAGCTTTGATTGCTAGCTGTGGCAAGGTTGCGCCACCCGTCAAAACAGCCGTAGCTATGTCGGGTGCGTATTGTTTAAGTTTTTTTAGCCAATTCATTCTAATACCTCCATGTTGGCACGTCTTTTCGTACAGTTTCAGTAAATGCGATATGCACAAACCCACAATAAGCTCCACCAGCTACACGAGTCGCCCCATGCCGACCAGCTAGAACCTTTAACTTAGTCTCGACATCAACATCATTGCAGGCAATATCAACGGCCTGCTGCAATTGATGATCGCCAGGGCTTGCCTTGGTTAACTCGTTTGGATGGTTTGCGCATCTACCGCCGGAAGTTATTGTCATCGGCTGACGTATATCAAGCCTGATTAATTGAATTTTATTTAACGCTGACTGACTGACACTGCGCTTGTCGCACAATTCATGGCCGCAAGTGCATAGCAGTTTAGTGTCAATTTTTGGGTTAAAGTTATCCGTCTTAATCATCTAATACCACAACCTAAGATATTTTAGTATTAGTATTTTACTATGTCGCTACTACAGTGACAAGCTCTAATTTATTACTACTTTTACTTTATTAACTTTCTCGGCGAGTTCACGTAGCTTATCTCTAGCGGCCTTTGAGCCCGATAATCTTTTTAAATTTAGCTTAAACCTGCCTGCTCTGTCTATATCATATATTTTATCAAAACCTACCGTCCATTTCTTCACACTCTATCCCCTGTTATTTGCATGGCCTTATGCCATATAAGTTTTAATTGCCGCGATTGCAATGATTGATCCCGCCGCCCACATTCCCTCGTAACCCACGCTAATCATTAAATCTAAATGGGCTTGTTGGTCATCGCTTACACTGCATCGCGTCTTTCCGGCATCCTTCATTTCAATCCACAAGCCAAATTTACCGTTTTTTGGTACTGCTATGAATAAATCAGAAACGCCGTTTTTAAACCCTTCCTTTTTTAATTTGTTCATCAATGCAAACTTGTTGCGCCCGCCCAGCATTTGCCCGTTAGGTATGGCCATAATACATTTTTCGTATTGCGGGTATTGCAATTTAAACCAGTTTACTACCGCCACTTGATGATCGTGTTCGCTCATATTAATTCCATGCACTGATTGAGTAAATCGTATTGACTGCCATAATTGCGCTCAAATTCTGCCTTGTTAGCGTGTAGCGTATACCAGCGCTTAGAGGTTTCATTGTCTTGAAGCTGATGGTGCCTGTGACACAAAGGTAAAACTTTACGATGCGCCTCTGGCCTTGTCCTGCCGTCTATATGATGAATCGACACCTCGTAATTCTCAATGCCATTATTTAAACACACGATACACCCTATCTGGGCTACCCTGTTTTGAAATTTAATCTCGGCATTAGTTCGCGTTTTACCCTTCATTCAAGCTCCATATCTTTTTTGTATTCTAAAGCGCACCCCCAATTACAGAAAGCGCCTAGGGGAACCCTTACCATTTTATGCCGATCCCTGCTTTTTTTGCAGTATCGACACTTTAGCTTTTCGTTAGGCACTATTCTATTCCTCGATGTAAAAATCATTTAGGCCGTACATATCAACAACAGTATCAAGCCTATACGGTTGAAATTTAAGCAGGTTCATAGGTATATTGACTAAGAATTTATGAGCGTTAGTTTCGAAAACATCGGCGCTATGCCTCCATCTAACCGTTTTACCGGCCCTGACAGCTTGCTCAATGTCTTTAACTGTCAAAGCTCGGCGATTATCCGGCATTAGGGAAAGCCTCTTCACCGACGTTTTCCATAAGATATATGGCAGTCCATAGTGTTGAGGTTTTGCATCGAGTCAAAAAGGCCATATCCTCGATTGATTTACCCTCTGACCTATAAACCATAATTTGTAAAGCTTGCTTGTACGTAATTACATGGCAAGTCTTTGGTCTGCGCGAATTGCGAACCGATTTAACTACGCCGCCAAAAACTTCGTCATTTGTCATGGTTGACGTTATCCATTGGCCGTTAATGAATTTAAGCGCTAAACCAAACCGGCCCCGCTTGTATTCAATGTGCTCATGCCGCTTTTTTGTTTTTTCCATTGTCATTGCTCTGTATTATTATTTAAGTTGATGTAACTATATATAAATGCACTTTAACTGTCAACTATTAATACTAATAGATTATAAATAATATCGCCGCACTCTTGTTTTTTCACCAAATCGATTGATTACCGTTAGCCAATCACTTTTTATTTTTCTACCCGCAGCCCTTAACTCACTAATACGCTTTGGCAGATCCATTACACCAAGATCGCGCAATGCGTTCAAACTGGTTAGCGTATTGCCTCGCTTTAAAGATGCCCATATTCGTATGTTTTGTGTCATTACTTACTTACTCCATGATTCATCTGTTAATCGTTGTTTTTGGGTTGCTAGCTCGCCTTTAATCGAACATTGATAGTAACTTACTGCTTTCCTCTTGGCCTCGCCTGTATCGCTCTTCTTTGGCTGTGAGGTCTTCCACTGCCGTTGATCGATCAAACGCTTTATACATTTGTGACGCAATAACTGGCTCAGCATAAGCAATGACTGCAAGCGAAGATGGAGGCCATAGATCCTTACCTTCATGCGCAGCCGCTTTAATATCGTCCTCAATGCGTTTATATGCTTTCGTCCAATCCTTGTCAGTGAATTTTTTAAGCTCTTCACACCATCGTTTAAAATTGCTTGAATACTCGCCTTGATTATCAATGTGTTCCCCCTCCGCTGATAGAAACTTGTGTGTGAATAACTGACTCATCCGAACCCAGAATTTCGTCATTATTCGTAAATGCCTCTCGTCGCACGTCCATTGCTTTTTGCTTCCGCTCCATTCTTTCGAGTGGAGTCTCTTTTGTATTTCCTCTAAATTGATTTCTTTCATTGGTTGCTCCACCGTAATTTAATTCGTCTGACCATCTTTCTTGATTTAGCCATGTTGATGCGTTAGGTATAAATTGGCCGTTATCTTTTAGCCACTCATTAGAACTTTTGAACTTTTGAACATTGTTAAATATTGTATTTAAAAGAGTTTGATCAGGCTTTATTTTTAACCAAGATTTTTCAGCCTGCGCCTTGCCTTGCTTCTTTGGATATAACCCCCAAAAATCTTTAAATGATTCTTTATGTTGGTTATTGGTTTCTAGTTTATAGTTAGTAGTTAGTAGTTTATAGTTAGGGTTATTTTGGCTAACCGAATCTAACCCAGTGGGTTTATTTTGGGATACGCTAGAGGCCGCATTCTTACTTGGTCTGCCGCCTTTCGCGCCATTTAATTTATTTTTCTTTGTAGTTTTTCGATATTCTTTTAAATTTTCTTCGCAGCGAGATTGAACCCAACCCTTATCAGTTAAAGTAAAAAACTCATCCAGAATAGTATTTGCAATATCCGAATCATTACCCAAACGTAACCGACGAAAAACCGAGTGGGTTTCTTTTGGTATAGGCTTTTCTGTATCGTAGTAGTAATTGATCAAACGAAAATATATAGCCTCTTCAACTAAGCTTAGATGCGAAGTGCTTAGGGTCCACCCTGCTATATTAAATTTGTAGTAGTGCATAAAAATACCTTAAATCAGTCCCCCTAGCTGGTGAAACTTACCGTGAAGGCAGTAACCAAGGGTGGTTAGAGAGTGGTATGACAACTAAAGGGACTGATTTAAAGTATTTTGTTGCCTTCAATTACGGAGTTTCACGACCGCTTAAATATATTGGACCCCCGATATTCATATTTCCAGAGTTTGCCTCGGGGCAGGGCTTCTCAAAAATCCATCTTACTCTATTTGGTCATCTTTGCAAGTGGTTGCTTCATGCCCTACTCCTCAACACTTAAATTTAATAAAACAACACACTCTATCAGCGTGATAGTGAGATCGTCTTCCTCGGTTTCAAAATGCGCATCGTCTTCCTGGCGTTCCGCATTGCCAATTAATACAAGAGATCCCTTTGCATCCACATCAGGAACAAAATTCATACCGCCTGTTTGGTCGTCAATGTACTCTGTAATGTCTGAGATCGTGCCTACAAGAACCTCGTCGTAGCCCTCTGTCGTGTAAATTTTCATGCTATTTGCTCGCAATTTCTTTTTCGGTTAATGATTCAGCGCTTTCTAATAAAGCAATAATCTGCTCTAAGCTTTCGCACTTGCCACATTCTTTGTCGATCAAGTAGCGGCATATAAGTTTAAGGTTTGGGTGATAGGTTGTCTTGGTAAATTCTTTTTGGTTACCGTCCTTATCTTGACCCATGTATTTTTCGTTTAAGTGCCAGCAATACTGGTCACGCTCAAAAGAAAATTTATTATTAAATGTAATCATGTTATTTGCTTGCTTTGTTTAATGTTTAGCTACTATATACGCTAGTTAATCTA